TAATTGAAACCAGCTATGACAAGGAAGATATTGGTTATTATATTAAAAATTTAAAACTCAGAGCTACGCCACAACAGATTACTCGATATGAATTTGTAATTGATCTGTTGCTTATGATTAAGGAAGATATATCTGACGATCCTATAATGGCACGACGTTTGCTCTGGTTGCGAGGTTCAAATTATAAATGGACCAAGCTTGCAAAACATTTTGGATTTCATCGTACAACTCTAAAGAATAAGTATCAGAGGATCTTGGAACGGTTAGCAATAAAAATGAAGAAAGAAATAACATTTGACAAGTTGAACAGAATTTACTATCGAATCTAATATAATCGAAATAAAGTAATTTTAAATCACATAAGAAAATCTTAGAGACTAGACAAATAATCAAACAGCTGTATAATTAAACAGTACCTGTTTTGATTCAATCCGTTTAAGAATAGCTGTATCAATTATTTTTTTTTTCTCTTTTTTTATTTTTTCAGAACAGATTAGTATTAGTGTACTTCAATCAATACAGACCCAGGCTGAAATGCCAGACTCTTACCAAACAAGGTAAAAGACCATGTCGAGGCAAAGGAATACTTTGTAAAAATGGCAAGATAAGATGCCGTATTCATGGCGGCTGGTCCAGAGGTCCCAAGTCTATCCAAGGAAAATTAAGAAGTTTAAAAAATCTTAAAAACATAAATTATGAAAAAATTGCCGCTCACTACAGAGCTGTCGAGTTCAATAATAAACCAGTTAATGCATGGTAAACCTCTAACTTCCATTGCCAGACAAGAAGGAATACCAAGCTTATCTAAAATTTATAACTGGATTCAAACAGATAAAGACTTTGCTGATAAAATCATTACAGCTCGCCGAATAGGCGCTCAAACCTATCTTGATAAGATGGTGGAGGAGCTAGAGAATTGCAGCCATAAAGATGCTTACATCGTTAATTTAAAATTGCAGCATTACAGATGGCTCGCCTCTAAGCTTTTATCGATCTATGGAGATAAGCAAGAGATCAAGCAAGATACAAACATTTCAATAACCTGGAATGTTCCAGATCAAGACAAGACTTTTGAGAATGAGAGTTCTATTCATAATGTTACGAATAGTTCTATTAATGAACTGGCTAAAGCTAATCCAGATAAAAACTATAAAGAGCTGGAAAAGGAATTGGTTAAATAGTTCGGTATAAGAGACACATTAAAATGATCGTAACTTCGTCATGAGGTTCGTTCTTTATATATATCGATGGATCCTGGCTATCTTTGAACCAGATCTTGAACCATTTGTTAAATTAATAAAGTGTTTCCTGGTTAGAGCAACGGTTTAAATATCTTTTCTAAAAGTACAGCGAAAAAAAAAGTGTTTTTTAAGTAGGACCATACACCGAAAATAGACCGCCGAGACTTATAACATTATATACCGATCAACCACACACAAACACATGAACAAAGTCATTGATCACATTTTAGAAATTATAGAACGTCTTAGCTCCAAGATAGGAACTTGGTCCTGGCAAAAAAGATGGAAAAATAGAAATGAAGGTTACGGATATAGAAGCGGAAAAATATTTAAAAGATAAGTTTAAAAACGTATCGGCGTTAAGCTTTACGACTTATGGAAACGAACTCGTTATAAATTTTTCAGGTTTTGAAGATCATGCCGATCTAAAGGAATTTGCCGATTTTGTTTTTGCAAAAATCAGGATGCGGTATTCGCATTTTACAGAATCGCCGACTATTCATTAATTATTTATGAAAGTTGTTATTCCTTATAAACCCAGGAAACAGCAATCGTATTTGCATAATAATCTGGATCGATTCCGTTATTCTTTGCTTTGCTGTCATCGAAGGTTTGGCAAAACGGTTATGTGCATTAATCATCTGATTAGAAGTGCGATGACTAATAAAAATCATGCACCAAGGTATGCCTACATTGCTCCGACCTATTCTCAAGCTAAGAAGATTGCCTGGGATTATTTAAAGTTTTATACCGAGAAAATTCCTGGAACAAAGTATAACGAAACTGAATTAAGATGTGATTTAATCAATGGAGCCAGGATAAGTTTATTATCCAGCGAAAATCCAGATAGTATTCGTGGAATAGGACTTGATGCTTGCGTAATCGATGAGGCGGCTAGCTGCAATCAAAATTTGATTGATGAAGTAATCATGCCAGCCTTGTCTGACAGGCGTGGCAAGTTAATTCTGGTTTCAACACCAAAAGGCATGAATAACCTGTTTTATGATTATTATCAGAAAGCTCAAGCCGATCCTAAGTGGTTTTTATATCGAGCAAAAGTTTCGGACACGAAGATCATTGATGACGATGAATTGGCGGCTGCAAGAGCTGTCATGGGAAACGAAAAGTATAATCAAGAGTTCATGTGCAGCTTTGTTGGACAGCATAAAGGCTCAATTTATGGTGATATTATTTCTACCTTGGATGACAAAAAACAGTTAGGTCGAGTTCCTCATGATCCAGGTTTTCCAGTTTCAACAGCCTGGGATATAGGTTTTTCAGATTCTACAGCCATTATCTTTTTTCAGAATGTAGGACATGCAATCAATATTATTGATTATGTGGAAGATCGAAATTTTGCTTTTCCTCATTATGCTCAGATTTTAAAAGAAAAAGATTATGTTTATGACAAGCATCTAGGTCCTCACGATCTGGATCAGACTGATTTTGCAAGCGGTAAGAGTTTAAGAGAAGTCGCTTACCAAATGAAGATAAATTTTAGAATAGCTCCAAGAGTAAAAATCGAGGATGGTATTCATAGTGTTAAAATGTTGCTGCCTCGATGTTATATCGATACGGATAACTGTTCTAAATTAATAACAGCTCTCAGACATTATCACAGAAAATTTAGTGATAAGGAGAGGATTTTTAAGTTGAAGCCAGTTCATGATTTTTCAAGCCACGCTTGCGATGCCATGAGAGTTTTAGCAACTGGATTTAATGAAGAAAAAATAATTAACAAACACAAACAAGCAATAGCAGACAATAGGTACAATATATTATGAGTTTTATTTTTCCGAAAATGCCAGCGATGCCTGCACCTCCACAGCTAGAGTTACCCAAGACTGAAGATGTGCCATCGTATGAAGATCAAGAAAGAGAAAAAGCTGAACTTGAAAAATTAAGATCAGCCGAAGTTCTTAGAAAAGGTCGCAGGTCCACAATTTTAACTGGCGGCACAGGTTTAACAACCGATGCAGAGTTAAACAAAAAAAGTTTATTAGGAGGTTAATATGGGAGGATTTGTAGAAACAGTAACACAAAAAGTTACAGGTTACGAGCCACCACAAGTGCAACAGGTTCAACAACAGGCGGTGCGCCAGGAACCTAAAGGACCTACCACAGCTGAAGTTGATGATCTTACAAAGAAAAGATTAGCAACCAATCGAAGAGGAAGAAGAGCGACTATTCTTACTTCAACAAAAGGCGTTGACGAAGATATTACGTTAGGCACAAAAACTTTACTGGGATAATTAATGCAATCACAAGAATTAAGAGATCTCTCGAAAGAGTTACAAAATAATTTATCAAAACTTATTGAGAAGAGAAGA